ACCAAAATATCTAACTCCAAATATTAAATGATCAATTGGGCCTGGCGTAAACGTACGCGTAGCCACTGCTGCAATCTTACTCGGTTTTAACTTCTCAACCTTCAAACAATCAATCCAAACAGACCAAGGAGGTGATATACCTTCCTTAGCCAACTCTAACCGCTTATCTAAACGCTCTCGCAAGCGTGCATGTTTAACAACATATTTTCCATTTTGTAACTCAAAAATTAAACGTCTCTTTAAACCATCACAAACATAATTATACCCACTAGATGTGTCCATCTCAAGACCCTTAATATACTCCATTCCTGGAATACCATTAATAGCTTCCTCTTCTGTTAACACTCTAGCAAAACTCGGTTTTATAGATCCACTAAACAATTCATCCTTTAACCAATTCTTTGCAATCAAATGTGGCCTAATTGGGAACATCTTAATTGGAACTCTATACTTTGCTATAGCATTCCTTAAAGGTGACACCCCACTAGGACATCTAACGTCATCAACTGATAAAATAGATGGTTGTTTCAACTCATCCACACTCAACATAAAACCACTCTCTCCACACAACTTTGGGTGGAAAGGACTCATCACATAATCATGTTTTTCTGGCAAGTGTACACTCTTCTCGGCAATTCCTAATGGAATAATATCATCCATGTCTTTAGGAAGAAACTTGGGAAAATCAAAATCCTTCTTTGACAAAGGATAATCTCCTTGCATCTCTTCTGCGAACACTGGGTTAAATTCACACAACCCATTAATCATCTCCTTAGTGATTGCCAAAATTCGCGCAAACTTACCATATACAACACCAACATAATAACCTATAATTTTTGGTTGTCCACGAACCATAGTCCAACAAATGGAACCACAATCTCCTCTAACAAGGAAATCCGTAATCTCCACTTGAAATCCTTCAATGGCCCACTGGATATTCTCTATATCTAATTGTTCTTCTCTCATCAACGGTTTAGCTTTACACACTTTAGTAGTAGCATAAATCAATCCTTGCTCATCAAACCGTTTTCTAATTATACACACATCAAATCTATCTAAATTCATTAATTCTTCTAACTCATCATCATTTATATATAGACCCACTCGTCTTTTAGTGACTATAAACTCTTTACATTTAAAAGCCGCTATATCCCAAGTTCTAGGTCCTCCTGGTTCTACCAAAGTATTA